GCCTTGATCTTGGCACGATCGAGAAAAACATCATCCAAAAAGAGCTGGGGATCCTGGACGATTTTGGCCAACTGACCGAATATAACGCTGCCGGCCGAGGTGGAAACACGCTTCCGCACATCGTATTCCACACTCACAGGGGGGATAAGATCGTCTATGTGCTTGGATACGACAATAAGGCGCGCTGGAAAAAGGCTCTCGGCGGTCAGTACGGATGCCTGTACATAGATGAGATCAACATCGCGGACATGGAGTATGTACGAGAGGCCGCTATGCGCTGCGATTATCTTCTGGCCACCCTGAATCCAGACGATCCAAGTTTGCCGGTTTACAGTGAATATATCAACCACTCCCGCCCTCTTCCCGAATGGAAAGACGAGACACCAAAGGAAATCCTTGAACAGCTGAAAGAGGAAGCGAAACCAGGTTGGATCCATTGGTTCTTTTCATTCGAGCATAACGCCGGGCTGCCGCTCGAAAAGAAAGATCAGATTATCCAGAACGTTCCCAAAGGCACCAAGCTCTACAAGAACAAGATATTGGGATTGCGCGGCCGATCAACAGGGCTTGTATTTAACCTGGAACCGCGGCATATAATCCCCGCCGCACAAGCGAGAGACTATGTTTATGTGCAATACTCAGCTGGTGTCGACACGTCGTATTCCCAGCAATCCCCGGATACCTTCGCATTCGTTTTCACAGGGATCACAGCGGATCGGCGAAAGATCACTCTGGCCGTAGAGGAGCACAACAACCGAGACCGGGCGATTCCGATCACGCCCAGCGATGTTCCGCCGTTGCTGATCCAGTTCCTTGAGTGCAACCGTCAGGTGTGGGGATTCGCCCGGATGGTCTATATCGACAACGCCGACCATGCGACGATCCTGGAGTGTCAGAAGTATGCACGGCAGCACGGTAGTGCGTACAGTTTCCAACCCGCCTGGAAGAAAACGACGATCATTGACCGCATTAACCTGCAGGCCGGCTGGATGGCTCATGGAGATTATTTGATCGTTTCCGACGCCTGCGGCCCGCTGGTCAAGGAACTTGGACTGTATTCCTGGCGGGAGGATAAGGACAACACGCCGGAAGACCGCAACGACCATTGTATTAATGCGGATCAGTATAGCTGGCTGCCGTATAAGGACCGAATAGGGGGCAAAGCATGAAAATCAGCGAGAGGGTGAAGGCCAGAATGCAGAAGTGGCTGGAAGTACGTCCGGCATCAAACCGGGGCAATATTGTCATAAGAGAGCCGTACAGCTTCGAAACGGATGTTATCCGGAACCGGGTATGGTATAGAGGGGACGCCGACGAACTCAAGCAGCTATATGCGCAAATCCCGTCCACGGATGCGGGATGCAGCCGGTTCTGGTCCGCCGTCCCGGTTGGCGATAAAGTCCGGAAACTGCATACAGGCCTACCGGGCATTATGGTGGATGTATTGGTCGGAGTCGTGGCAGGAGATTATGATGGAATGACGTTCCTGGACGACAGCGGAAATGACGACGAGGCCCAGATCGCGCACTGGGACAAGCTGCAGGAGCAGATAGCGTTCGGTGATGTGCTGGAAGAGTCTTTGACCGATACGCTGGTGACCGGAGGAGGGGCTTTCCGCGTATCGTGGGATACTTTCGTATCTAATGTGCCGTCCCTCGAATTTTTCGGAGAGGACCGATCGGAAACCCACTACAAAAGCGGATTTCTGACGGGCGTGTCATTTTTTACAGACTACTGGCGAGGTGACGACAAATACCAGCTGGAGGAGATACGGGAGCCTGGAAGAATCCGATACATATTGCGTGACGAGGGAGGACGGGAGGTAGACTTAAATATTATACCCGAACTGTCCGCCCTGCACGACGCGGAGATTCCTTGCGGCCTTATGACCGCCATTCCGTTCCGGGTGTGGCGAAATTCGAAATGGCCCGGACGCGGCCGGTCTATTTATAACAGCAAGACAGACGATTTCGACGCCTTGGACGAGATAGTCTCCCAGTGGATGGATGCCGTGAGGAGAGGGCGAGTCCAGCGATATATCCCGGAGGATATGGTCCCCAAAAATCCAAACAACGGGTTGCCCATGAGTGTGGATTCCTTCGGGGCTGACTTTATCCAGGTGGATAACCCCATACGGGAATCGGGGAACGAAGGTCATAAAATAGACCTGGTACAACCGGATATCCGGTACGAAGCGTATAAAAACTCATACGTTTCCGCGCTGGATCTCTGCTTACAGGGCATCTTGTCCCCCGCCACTTTGGGTATCAATATTGCGGCAACATCGTCCGGAGAGTCCAAGCGCGAGGGCAAAGACGTTACAGGCTTTACGCGCAATCGCATCACCGCAAAGCTGGAGGCTGTGCTACCGAAGGTGGCTGCTGTGCTGCTGCAAATCGACGACTGGATCAATGGACGGCCGATCGGCGAGTATGCACCGACTGTATCGTTCGGTGAGTACGCGGCGCCAGACTTTGGAACCAGGGTTAAGACCATCCGTGAGGCCGACGCCTGCGGAGGCATGAGCACGGAAGCCAAGGTAGAGGAGATATGGGGCGGCTCCAAGCCCAAGGAATGGATACAAGAGGAGATTGCCAGGATCAAGCGCGAAAAGGGTCTGTTAGAGATGGACGAGCCAAGCGGAGGGGATGAGCTGCCTTGACTGCTCGCGAAATCGCGGACATCTTTGTAAATATAGAGCTTCGCCTCATTGCTTCCCTGAAACGCAACCTCAAACGGCACAAGGCCGAAGAGAAAGAATACGGCTTTAACTGGCCAGCCTGGCAGGCGGAGAAGATGCGGAATATCGAACAATTCCGACGCCAGAATCAGGCCATCCTGTCTGAATATGCACCCGTTATTGATGCTGACGTGGAGGATCTGATGCAAGAGGAATACGCCCAGGGCGTCGCGGTGGAGGCAGAGCCAGACGCGCATAACTTCTTCGGGGTCGACCGGCGCCGGGTGGACAGCCTCATCGAGGACGTGAACAACAACCTGCACGAGGCGGAATCCTCCTCTCTGCGCATGATGGATGACGTATACCGCCAGACGATCTATAAAGCGGAGATGGCGGCGTCTACCGGAAGCGTCACAATGGAACAGGCGGTAGACCTGGCGGTTAAAGATTTTTTAGCGGCCGGGATCAACTGTATACAGTACCGCGACGGCCGTCTGGTCAATATTGCCACCTATGCGGAAATGGCTATCCGTACCTCCAGCCTGCGCTCATATTTGCGTGGAGCTGCCGATCAGAGAGCCGCGCTGGGTATCGATACGGTGTTGGTCAGTCAGTATGGAGCCTGTTCCGACACCTGTCTGCCATGGCAAGGTCGAGTATACATAGATGATGTGTGGGGATCGTTTGACGGTGAGATCACCGGCACCCGAGGCAAGAGCCGCAATGGTAAGTGGTATCCGTTGCTGTCTGTGGCCGTGGAGGCGGGTTTATTTCATCCCAACTGCCGGCATACCCTTAGTACCTGGATCGATGGCATTAGTAGGATGCCAAAGCCGCTGGACGCGGAAAAGGTCCGGGAAACGGCGGCGCTTGAGCAAAAGCAGAGGCGCATGGAGGCCAAAACCCGACGTCTGAAGAGGATGGCGGAGGGAACCCTGGAACCCGATAAAGCCAAGGAATACCGACGTAAAGCCAGGGCCGCGCAGGCGGAGCTGCGGGCCTATATCGCGGACAACGGGGATCAGCTCCGGAGAGACTACTGGCGGGAAAAGACCCACGGGATTCCAGTGGACGCACGCGCGGTTGCAATGACCTCTGAATCTGGTATACTAGACGAAGAGGAGGCGGCTGCTGTGCTGTCATACATCAGCGGCGATGCGTATACTTTGAACGCAAAGCTGCGAGGCGGAGAGCCGCTCGCGCCTCACGAGAAGAAGATGGCGGAGGCGCTCGATAGTGCTCTGCTAAAAATGCCGGTTTATAATGGCGAGGTCATTCGATCACTAGAGCTCGATAACCGAGAATTGCTTGAATTCGCCAGAGTACACGCCGAAGGGGAATCCATCACATATCCGGCATTTACGTCTGCGTCTGTAAAGGGCGATTACCACGATCAGGCGACGGTCATCATGCGAATCCAGTCCAAATCTGGACGAGATATTCGAGTATTCAACCCGGATGAGGCGGAGATTCTTTATCCGAGAAATTCGCGGTTTACCGTAGAATCTGTGGACTACGAAAACGGTATATGGATAGTGAAAGCGAGGGAAAACACGGATGGCTCTGACATTTGACGAATTTCGAAAGCTTCCCCGTGAGGAACAAAATGCACGATATCGAGAGTTGTCCGAACACGACAAGTTCCGGGCGAGAATGAGTGATTGGGGAGGGCCAGATGGTCCGCACGGTGACATTCGCCCGCTGACAGAGCACGAA